ATGGCTGAGTTGAATTTAGCGTTGAAGCTGAAAGCGCAAGACCAAGCAAGTCGTGTGTTTCGACGAGCGCAATCGCAGATTACGCAAAGCACACGTGCTATGGCTCAAGCGCGTGAAAGGTTAGGCGTGCGAAGTGAACATAAAATCCAACAAGAAATTAATCATACCATTGCCGCTTATAACCGATTAAAACGTAGTGGCACAGCCACTAGTCGCGAATTAGCCCGTGCGGCTGAAGCGACGCGCTCAAAAATTGCTGGGCTTAATGCAGAAATGGGGAAAACCACGTGGGGGCAACGATTAGGCAATGTTGGAACTGCCATTGCTAGTGTGGGCGCAGGCATGGCGGCTGGAGCTATGGTAATGGCGCAACCCATGAAAAAGGAAATGGACTATGACCGACGCTTGGCGATGGTATCCAATACTGCCTTCTCCGACCGAGACGTAGCTGGGCGAATTGCAGGAAAGAAAGAATTACATGATGCGGTGAAAAGTGCAGTAGAAACTGGAGGAGGGACGAAAGAAGAAGCCTTGGGCGCATTGGATAAGTTATTAGCCTCCGGTACTGTGAAAGCTGAAACCGCAATGAAGTTATTGCCTACTTTACAAAAAGGTGCAGTAGCAACAGGTGCAAGTACAGAAGATTTATCGGCGATTGCAATTTCCGCTATGCAGCAATTTGGCATCAGCGAAGATCAAATTGGTGCGGTATTAGATAAGGCTGTGGCTGCTGGGCAAGCGGGTAACTTTGAACTTTCCGATATGGCACGTTGGCTTCCACAACAAATGGCGGCAGCTAAATCGGCTGGGCTTTCGGGCATGGATGGCTTTGAAGCATTATTAGTCGCAAACCAACAAGCGCGTGTTACCGCAGGGACAAGCGATGAAGCGGGGAATAACCTGGTTAATTTACTCGCCAAACTTACGTCTAAAGAGACTGCAGATCGTTTTTCTAAATTAGAAATTAAAGGCAAAGATGGCAAAACCCACGGCATTGATTTTATTAAATCAATGGAGAATGAGAAGAAACAAGGTAAAAATTCTATTGAGGCCTTTGGTTCTATTATGGATATGGTTGTAGGAGAAGATAAACGTTATCAAGCCTTAAAAGCAAAATTGAAAACAGCTAAAAAAGAAGAACAGCAATCCTTAATAGAACAAATGACAAACTTAGTAGAAGGTACGGCCATTGGGCAGATTATTTCTGACCGTCAAGCCTTAATGGCACTTCTTGGGATTCGCAACAATGTTGAACTAGGCAAGCAAGTAAAAGAAGAAGTCACGAATTCTGACGGTGCTACAGATAAGTCCCATAAAGTTGTGATATCAACTAATAGTGCAAAAGTAGAACAAGCTAAAAATGCAGTTGAATTTGCACAAATGGAAGGCATGAAAAGTTTTAATAATGCACTTGGCGATGCGGCTATAAAACTGGCTGAATATGCGAAAGCCTATCCTGATTTAACCTCTACACTGACTACAGCTGGCACTGTTATTACAGCATTAAGTACGGCTGCGATTGCGGCTAGTGGTGCATTAGCATTATTGGGCGTTAAACGAGGTGGAGTTGGGCTTAGTGATGTAGCAGATGTTGCTGGCAATCTAGGGAAAGGGAAAAACGGTTTAAAAATTAAAGGGGGCGGTAAGTTAGGCAGTATTCTTAGTGCAGGGGCACTTTTTACCAGTGGTTTAATGATTGCTGGAGAACAACGTACAACGGAAGAAGCGAAGGTTGAAGAAAAAGCCGAAGCCAAAACTGTGCAAGAAAAGCAGTTAGAAAACCAATTTTATGCCAATGCTTACGGTGGCAATAAACCGACCACAACCCATTACGCACCGCAAGGTTTCGGTTATAACAAAAACTCAGTCTGGAGGACGGCTTCTCGCTCGGGCGAAGTGGCTGAAATTGCACGTAAAGATGAAGTTGCCGCTTTACGCCTTGAGCGAGGCACACTCACGCAAGCTCAATATGATGAGCGCACGCGCCAAAGTGCGGTGAAAATTGCGGACATTCGCAATCAGGGGAAAGGCTATTCAGGCTTAGCTGTAGCGGCTAATGACACCGACTCCGCTTTAAGTCTCACACTGGGAGATTTATCTAGCTTGGCTAACTATCAAGCTGATTTTCAGCATTTTGGGCAAACCATTAGCGACGGATTAAAAACCGCCATTGAAAGCCAAAATTTCACGATTCAAAACGAAATCAAGGTGGATTTAGACGGACGGATTGTGGCTGAACAAACGTCTCAGTATCAATATCAAGACTTAAAACGGGGGTAAAAGATGGCTGGTTGGACAATGCCTGTGCAACGTGCGAGTTTTCGTGGCGTGCGTTTTGATGTGCTTTCGGTGGATGATGATGTCTATCGCTCGACCATTGAGCATGCTTATCCTTTCGTCAATGGTGCAGACGTGGAAGATTTGGGGTTAAATCCATTAACCGTGCGTATGCAAGCCGTATTTTATGGACCAGGTTATTACACGGACTTTAAGAAGTTTTTAAGCGTGTTACAAAAATCAGGTGCGGCAACATTAGTGCATCCGATTCGTGGGCGTTTGCAAAATATGATTTGCACCGGGGCGAGTTTTCACCACGAAGCGGAGATGATTGATTATGTGGCGTTAGATTTGACTTTTATCGAATCTACGCCAGCTAAACCGATTTTTGTATTCCAGTTTTCATTGCTGGCAAAAATTGATGAACTGTTATCAGAACTGGAAGATTTTATTGATGATGTGATGGAGTTGTATGCTCAAGTCATGGAATCTGTAGCTTTTGTGATGAATGTCGCTTCTCGTTTGATGGGTATATGGGGAACATTAGTTGGTTGCTTTGAGCAAATTCGTAGTTTATTTGGGTTTGATAAAACTAAATATCATGTGTCTTCCGTGGTGTCAAAAGATAACTTTAAAGCAAAATCTAGCCGTGCTGTGCGTGATTTGGTGACAATGATTGATTCGGGGTTGCGCCAAATTGCTGCGCGCAAGGACTTAACCCTGCGTGCAAAATTTGATGAGGTACTCCGCACAATACGTCAAATTAAGCATATTCCTGCAGATTTGGTAAGCGGTAAGAATATTAAATCTGCCAAAGAACAAGCAGCATTGAAATCATTAACGACCTCTTTTAGTAAGGATGATACTGAATCTGTGCATTTAATGATGCAGTTAGCCTCTAGTGTTGCTTTGTTGCGTATTGCCACTGAATTGGTAGAGGAGGATGATTTATTGCCACAGGATATTGATTACATCACGACTCAAGTGCGGTCACAAATTATGGATAATTTACAATTGTTACGCAAACAAGCAGACGATGAACATCGTGGGGAAAATATCACGGTATTAAGCACACCTAATACGAGTTTTTATACGGCTGCGCACAATACGGCAGAGCAATTACGCAATAAAGCGCATAAGTTTACTCAACTTGCCCTTGCGGCAATTAATCGTAAACCGCCTTTAATGGTGCGTGAGGTACCATTTAGCGGTACTGTGCAACAGATTGCACATGCATTTTATCAGGATTACAAACGTGCAGATGAATTATTAAGATTGAATCCGCAGATCCGTTATCCGAATTTTGTTGAGCGTGGGGAGTGGTTAAACAGCTATGTCAAATAATTACCCTTATGAAAATGATGTTACGTTGGAAGTGGACGGTAAAGCCCACAATAGCTGGAAGAGTTATGATATTGATAGTGACTTTTTAATCCCTGCCGATGCCTTTAAATTTGATTTGGGCGTGCCTTCAAATAGCACAGTTTTACCTGATTTTTCGGGAGCAGAAGTGAAAGTGCGTATTAATGGCGAGCTGGTAATGACAGGCATCGTGGATACGACACAGCATACTATTAGTAAAACTAACCGCACTTATAGCCTCAATGGGCGCGACCGTGCGAGTATCCTTGTGGATTGCTCTGCCCCAATCACCAATGTAAAAGGCTTGACCATGTTGGATGCGGTGAAAAAGATTGTCGAACCGCTTGGCATTAAAAAAGTGGCATTGCGTGCGGAAAATAATCCAACATTAGATAAAGTCGATATTGACGTAGGCGAAACAGCTTGGAATGCGGCAATGCGTTGTGCGAACTCGGCAGGCTTGCACTTGTGGTTTGAGCCAAATGGAGAGCTAATTGTGGGCGGTGCGGATTACAGCACACCACCTGTGGCGACCTTGTGTTGCATGAAAGACGGCAAACGAAACAACTTTGAGCAGGCGGATTTAACGTTTGATGTGTCGAATCGGTTTAGCGAAGTAACATTTTTGGCACAAAGCCACGGCAAGCAAGGACAAGATAACAAAAACGATCTGAAATGGGTTTATCACGATCCTGAAATGACTACCTACAAGCCGAAAACTGTGGTGGTATCTGATGTGGATAACTTGGAAGCCTTGCAAAAATGGGCGAAAAAATACATTGCGGACAGTATGCTAGAAGGTTTTACCCTTACTATCGTTGTACCCGATCACAAAATGCAAGACGGTACATTATGGCAACCAGGGCAACGTGTGCATGTAATTTGCGAGGAATATGCTATTGATGCCATTTTCTTTTTAATGGGGCGACGTTTTATGCTGAGCCGAAACGCTGGCACACAAACGGAACTACGCTTTAAACAAGATGGCATTTGGACACCGGACGCTTACAACGCAAAAGCAGAAAAAGCACGTAAGCGTAAGGGTAAAAAATTAATGGCTACTAACGGACATGGCAGCTGGGTGGCTGCGAATTAAGGGGACAAAATGAGACGATTAAGCAAAGTCATTCAACAAAAGGCGCAAGGTGCGGCAGAGGAAATCCGTCAAGCCTTTCGAGGTGTGCTGCACTTAGTAAAAAGTGCGGACAATATTCAAAAAGTGCAAGCTTCAGGGCTTGCGGATGAAACCTTACAAGATGTAGAGTTGATGCAGCAGTTTGGCTTTACTTCTGTGCCTCCAGCAAATACGCAAGCAGTGATTTTACCCATTGGCGGACAAACTACCCACGGTATTGTGATTGCAACCGAGAACGGTTCTTTCCGCGTGAAAAATCTGCAAGGTGGCGAAGTGGCCGTTTATGATGAAAGTGGCTCTAGCATTGTATTAAAAAAGGGGCGGTTAATTGAGATTGATTGTGATGTATTAAAGATTAACGCTGCAACAAAAGTGGATATATCAAGTCCACTGGTTGAAACCGATCAGGTCTTTACTGCCCAAGGGCAAATCAATGGTAATGGTGGTATGGCTGTGCAAGGTGGCAGTGGTGCGAGCTTTACTGGTAATGTAGAACAACGTGGCGGTAGCTTTACGACTGACGGCGATGTGGAAGCTGGTACAATTTCGTTAAGGAACCACAAACATACTGGCGATAGCGGAGGAAAAACCAGTAAACCTGAATAATCTAACCTTAAAGGAGATGCTGAAACCCTGCATCTCCTTTCTTTTTACCTCTTATCTTATCCTGTCAATATGGACAGAGAGATCAGCCCGTTTACCGGGGACTATACAAGTAAACAAATCAGTACGCTTGCCAATGCAGCGTATATCAGATTGACCACACCATTAGGCACTTGGTGGGCAGATGGGCGTGTAGGCTCTCTGCTCCATCTTATTCCGTGCGAAAAAGATGTGTCGCGCATAGGTTTAATTGCACAACAATATGCCGAAGAAGCCTTGCAACCCTTGATTGATGATGGACGTGTGGACGAAATTATTGTCAATCATACCCAACCACATAACGGTGTATTGATTTTAGATATATCCATCCGAGATAACCGGGGCGAAACCTATCATTTTAAACACCCGGTAAAAGTCATTTAAAAAGGGTTTAAACCATGTTTATTGTGCCGAGTTTAGAAGATATTCGTCAAGCGATTTTGCGCGATGTGCAGTCATTAGAACCGAGTGCTGATGTGAGCATAGATAGTGACTATTATGCACGTGCCAGTAGCCTTGCTGCCGTAGCGGAAGGTATTTATGCCCATCAAAAATGGATTATTAAACAATTCTTCCCGGATACTGCCGACACGGATTTTCTTGAAAAACATGCGGGTTTGCGTGGTATTCGCCGTCGTAATGCGACTTATGCCAGTGGGCGCGGTGCAACTGTAACTGGTACCCCTGATGCAGTACTTAAAGCGGGATTACAAATTAAAACAGACGATAACCGATTTTATGAAACCACCGAAAGTGCGGTGATTTCTGTAAGCGGTTCTGCCGTTGTTGCCGTGCGAAGTCTTGCGACGGGTGCTAGCCAAAATATTAAAACTGCGACAAAAGCAAACTTTATGGCGGCACCTTTAGGCGTGCAATCCGATGTGGTGCTAAATGATGTAATTGGTGCAACGGATTCAGAAAGCGATGCGTCTTTGCTCGAACGTTTGCTTGAGATTATTCGCCGACCACCTGCTGGGGGTAATCGTTATGACTATCGTACATGGGCGTTATCGGTGGATGGCGTGGATGCGGCTTATGTTTACCCGTTGCGTCGTGGACTTGGTACGGTAGATATTGCGATCACATCAAATAACGATGTGCCAAGCGATGAAACAATACGTCGCTGCCAAGAATATATTGACGATGTGCGTCCAGTAACCGCTCGTGAAAGCAAAGTCGTGAAACCTGATGTAACAAAAGTCAATTTTAATATTCAGGTAAAAATCAGTGGCGTGACCTTACCCGAAATTAAGGCAGCGATTTCTACCGCACTTGCGGATTATTTTAATACGCTAATCCCAGGCGATGATTTGATTGTGTCGCAATGTGAAGCGGTAGTAAATAACTTGGTCGGTGTGGTTGATCGTAAGTTTACGGCACCTATCACTAATCTAAAAGCGGATGTGCGTACAAAAATTGAGTGGTTTCGGTTAGGTCAAATCACCGTTACGGAGATGGCATGATGCAAACTGACCACAAAAAGGTGTTAGCAAAACTTTATCCGCCTGTTTCATACGACGTAAATGGAGAGCGTTTTTTAGCACAGTGTGAGGTGGATGGTAATGCCTTTGACCGATTACAAAAAAGTGCGGTGGATTTATTGCAAATTATTGAACCCTCCACCTCCAATACGATGTTGTCTGATTGGGAACGTTTATGCGACATAAAAACAGATTATAGCAATAACTATCAAGCACGAGTAAAACGTGTCATTGCCAAGTTAAATGCGATTGGGGGCTTATCCATTCCCTATTTTAAACGGATTGCGGAAAGTATTGGATATCACATCGAAATTAAAGAGTTTTCTCCCCTTGCGAATGATTTACCAATGACGGGAGATTTGGTTCAATTTCGCAACGAAGAGCGTGATAACTTGATTTTTATGTGGCGAGTATCGGTGGTTAATGGGGATGACAATATTGTGTATTTTCGCGCAGGTAGTTCCTTTGCAGGTAATCATTTAGTGGAATTTGGCGACCCAATTATTGAGGAGTTCTTCCGAGATTTAAAACCTGCACATACTTACTGTTATTTTGCTTATCAAACAGGATCTTAATATATGAAAAGTTTAATGCCTCAAATTGATTCCAATGATGGACTTTTTCACAATGGTAATCCAGCAACAGGCGAACAAGGCACGCGAGTAACCGATACGTGGCTTAATAATTTGCAAGACCGAGTACGCGATGTACAAGCGGAAGCGCATTATGTGTTGCAAAAAGCGGGATTTACCCCGAAGGCAGAAACACAAACGCAGTTATATCAAGCGATTGTGAAGATTATTGATGATAACCGAAAGACGGCAAGTTTAACTCAAAAAGGCGAAGTTCAGCTTAGTTCGTCTACTAACAGCAACAGCGAAACCAAAGCGGCAACCTCAAAAGCGGTTAAAACCGCCTATGACAAAGCAGTAGACGCCAAAACTACCGCAGATGGAAAGGTTGGTTTAAATGGTAACGAAAGCATTAATGGCGAGAAAACCTTTGAAAATCGTATTGTGGCAAAAAGAAACATCCGTATTTCAGACAACCCGCATTATGCTTCATACGGAGACCATTTAAATATCGGAGCAAACAATGGCGATTGCTGGTTCGAATATAAATCAAGCAACCGAGAGATTGGCACACTTCGTATGCACGCTAACGGCGATTTTACCTACAAACGTAATAAAATCTACCACGAGGGGGCAAAACCGCAATTTAATACGGATATTGAAGACAAGCCTGATACACTTGCAGGCTATGGTATTGGGAATTTCAAAGTAGAACAAGGGCAAGGCGATGCCAATGGCTATAAAACCGATGGCAATTATTACTTAGCAAGCGGTCAAAATCTTCCTGAAAATGGGGAATGGCATATTGAAGTAGTTAGCGGTGGAGCAACAAATGCGGTGCGTCAAATTGCACGTAAAGCGAATGACAACAAAATCAAAACACGCTTTTTTAATGGTTCAAATTGGTCAGAATGGAAAGATGCAGGCGGCGACGGCGTGCCTATTGGTGCCGTCGTGTCATTTCCCCGTGCGGTAACCAATCCCGTTGGTTTTTTACGTGCTGATGGTTCAACATTCAGCCAACAAACCTTTCCCGATTTATACCGCACTTTGGGCAACAGCAACATACTCCCAGATTTAACCCGTAGCGATGTGGGCATGACGGCTTATTTTGCCGTGGATAATATCCCTGCAGGCTGGATTGCCTTTGACGAGATTGCCACCCAAGTTACCGAACAACGTTACCCCGAATTATATCGTCACTTAGTTGGTAAATATGGCTCCATTGAACGCGTGCCCAAAGTAGCAGATAGATTTTTGCGTAATGCGGGGAATGGCTTGTCTGTGGGGCAAATACAAGAGGATGAGTTAAAACGACATGTGCATAGAGTACCGATAGACTACGATTCTTGGTTTAATCACTCAAGTCAAGGACGGAATAATTCGTATTTTGATTATACAACATTTGCTCAGTCTTCAGATTTGTGGAGCACCCTTGGTTATGACAATGCAGATGGAGATAATGGCTTTGTGTCCCCAAAAGACACCTCTCAAATGGCAACAGGTGGCGATGAAACTCGCCCTAAATCACTCATCCTCAAATTATGCATCAAAGCCCTTAATAGTTTTGATAATGTGGTCTTTTGGATTAAATCCCACGGCGAGGTAACTAATACTGGTGCACTTGATGCAGGGCGATTAGCACAAGGATTACAAGATAAAGCAGACCGTAATCATACCCATACCGTGAGCCAGATTACGGATTTTAATCAGTCTGTAAGAGAAATCGTTACACAATCCATTACCCAAGGATTTAGTCAAAATCTAGCCGAAACAGGATGGTGTAAATTGCCAAATGGGATGATTTTACAATGGGGGAAATTTAACAAAGGACATGGCTTTGTATCCAACGAACAACGCCTTGTTACATTCCCAATCACTTTTCCTAATAAGGTACTTTTTGTTGGGCTTACAGAATTTACGAATGTGTGGTCGTATAGCACAACAGTAGAAAATCGACAACGCATGACAAATAGTGGGTTCTATGTAATTAGCCAACGCAATGACAGTATGTATTTTGCATTAGGATTTTAACGGAGAAAGCTTATGTATTACTACGATAAAAAAACAAATGGGTTCTTAGTACAAGGTGTAAATTTAATTCCTGAGGGTGCTATTAATATTACTGATGAGTATTATCAGCAATTGTTAAGCGGACAATCTCAAGGCAAGCAAATCATTGTAGATAAAGCGGGCAATCCTATCTTAATTGACCAGCAACCTAGCGCAGCACACCAGTTAAATCTTGACACACTCACGTGGGAAATTTCAGCTGAAAAACAAACCGCACTTTTAGCCGAAACCCAAACTCGCCTTGTTGCCAACATCGATAAGCACGCGGCAAAAATTTACAGCACTTGGACGAGGTTTGAATCTGAGTACCGTGAACGCCAAGCTGCTGCAGAAGCCTTTAAAGCAGCAAATTATGAGGGCGAGTGCAGTCGATATATCTCAGACTTTGCGCAACGAGCAAGACTGGATAACAAGACCGCCACAAACCTGATTTTGACACAAGCGGCAGGACTCGAAAAACTGCAGGTTGAATTAGCTAATCAACGTATGCGCAAATATGAACTTAAAGCCCCTAATCTCACGCTTGAGCAACTGCAATCAATCCATGATGACATTATCAAGCAGATGGATAACTTGATGGAGGAATATCAAAATGGCTAAGGTCTATTTGGCGATGTACAAACACAAACGAGACTGGGGCAAAGAACCAGTCAAAGCGATAGCCGACCGCATTACTCGATTTTGCACAAAGGGCAAATACTCGCACTGCGAGATTGCCATTGAGCGTATTGAGTTTGGCAATGGGCATCATTATGAGCATGCGACAGTATATGACTGCTACTCCTCATCAGTACAAGATGGCGGCGTACGTTGCAAACAGATTGATGTGTCCGATAACACCAAATGGGATTTAATCCCACTTGACGGTGTGACTGAAGAACAAATCAAAGCCTATTTTGACCGCACTTCAGGCAAGAAATATGACTGGTGGGGTGCGCTAGGAATCGTACTTGGAATCAAACAAAAACGCTCAAAATATTTTTGCAGTGAGTGGTGCTTTAATGCGATTTGCGGTAGCGAGAGAGGTTGGCGATTTAGCCCAAATCAACTAGCGGCTATATTTAATAAAGAGAAAAGTTAAAAGGAGCGTTTACCCTGCACAAAGTTTAATTCAATAAAGAAAAGACGGCGATAACAACGGCACTGGGAATGCTCGTTGTTACCAGCTACGCAGAACGAGCCTGCATATAGCCATACGCCGCCTACCTTGCGCAAGGCGGGCGGATTGTAACAAATCTTTTGATTAGGAGAAATATATGCAGTCAATTAAAGCAATCCGTTGCACATTTTGTAACAAATTATTGGCAAAAGTGGGGATAGTTGGTTATTTAGAAATCAAATGCCCTCGTTGCAAAACCGTTAATACTACACGTTAATTTGATTTGAGTGTCAGAATGCCTTGAGCATCGGAACGCCATAGAATAGAAAGGAAAAACTATGGCAAATCAAAATACTTTTAAACAAGCTCCGTTGCCGTTTATAGGACAAAAACGAATGTTTCTTAAACATTTTGAAACAGTTTTAAATGAGAATATTAAAGGTGATGGCGAAGGCTGGATAATTATTGATACATTTGGCGGAAGCGGTTTATTAAGCCACACCGCCAAACGGTTAAAACCGAAAGCCCGCGTCATTTACAATGATTTTGATGGCTATGCGGAGCGATTGGCACACATTGATGATATTAACCGGTTGCGAGCCGAGCTTTACTCTGTAGTTGGTAACGCTACGTCAAAAAATAAACGTATGACGAAGGATTGTAAAGCAGAATGCATCAGAATTATTCAAAACTTCAAAGGATATAAAGATCTAAATTGCTTAGCGAGTTGGTTATTGTTCAGTGGGCAACAAGTGGCAACGCTTGATGACTTATTCCAACATAATTTCTGGCATTGTATTCGTCAGTCTGATTATCCAAAGGCTGATGGCTATTTGGACGGCGTAGAGATTGTGAAAGAATCATTCCACACGCTTTTGCCTAAGTTTAGCAATGATCCGAAAGCGTTGTTTGTATTAGATCCGCCTTACCTTTGCACCAAGCAGGAAAGCTACAAACAAGCCACCTATTTTGATTTGATTGATTTCTTGCGACTGGTCAATATTACGCGACCACCGTATGTGTTCTTTAGCTCGACGAAGTCGGAGTTTATTCGCTTTGTGAATTATATGCTGGAAGATAAGGTGGATAATTGGCAGGCGTTTGAAAACGCCAAACGGATTACGGTCAATGCCAAGCTGAACTACCAAGTGGCGTACGAGGACAATTTAGTCTATAAATTTTAGCTATGAAAAAGGCTTCGGGTGATCACGAAGCCTTTGTTTTAGTCTTCTAATTCGGAAAGCAAGCAATAAAACGGTGGGGCGAAAGGGGCAAGTGTGGACGTAAATCTGACTACACAATCTTTATGCCCGTCTTCCACAAACCGCACATCTAAAAACGCCGTGTTATACACAAAGGTTTGCCCGCGTCCGTTAGGTAGTGAATATTGCGAACCGTCCGCAATAAAACCGTCGTGTTCTTTCACGGCAACAAGGGCTAATTCCATCATCATTTCTTGCTCGGTTCTCATTCTAAAGTTTGTCATTTTGTGGTTTCCTGTGCTTGTTTAAGTTGGTCACAGGATTACTCTCTTCGGCAGGCATAGCAAGTCATCATTGCGGCAAAACGACTGACTGCGGTCGAATTAGACTGGGGAGGTATGGACGGCTAAATAAGTGCAGATATGTAATGCCATTTCACTAAATGAAAAAACAAGAAAAGGAAATTATCTTGCTTTTTTAGGAACGGTTATGTTGTGTGGGTTTATCTAAAGTGTAAAATTTAAACGCCCTTTAATGATGATTTAAAGGGCGTTTTTTGTCTAGGTTTAATCTGTGATTTATTTTGCATAATACTAAAACGCTTATGCAAAATAAATCCCAACTTTATGCAAAAAGTTTTGCGAAC